ACGAAATCACAAATGTTCAATCTGGATATTTCACGCAGGAGCGGATTCAGGGCGATCTGGACTACCGTAGAGCACAGACAATCGCGAAAAAGATGCTCGATGACGGCCTCATTTCTGTGGCAGAATTCAACAAATTAACCGCTATCAATCGGGAAACTTTCTCTCCTCTGTTCGCGGAAATAATGCCGAAAATCCCTTGATATGTAGTCGCTTTAGAGTGATGTATAGACGTACGGAAAGGAGGGACTTCCCTTGAAAAAAGTAACGAAAATCGCGGAAACAGCGAGTTCGAAGGTTAAACTCAAGAAGATCAGGGTAGCCGCCTACTGCCGCGTCTCTACGGATTCTGACGCCCAGCTTGAGAGCCTTGATGCACAGAAAACCCACTACGAAAATTACATCACATCCCGTGATGATTGGGAGTTCGCTGGACTCTATTACGATGAAGGTATTACCGGCACCAAGAAGGACAAGCGTCCGGAGCTCTTACGGCTCATTGATGACTGCAAGGCCGGTAAGGTGGACTTTGTTATCACAAAATCCATCAGCCGCTTCAGCCGGAATACAACAGACTGCTTAGAGCTGGTAAGAAAACTGCTCACCCTGCACATTCCGATTTATTTTGAGAAGGAAAATATCAACACCGGTTCAATGGAGAGCGAGCTTTTTCTGACAATCCTCTCCAGCATGGCTGAAGGCGAGTCTGTTTCCATATCGGAAAATAACAAGTGGTCAATCCAGAAGCGATTCGAGAGCGGCACCTATAAAGTCACCTACCCACCTTACGGTTACGATTGGGATGGCGAGCAGATGATCATCAATCCGGAGCAGGCGGCTGTAGTAAAGGAAATCTTCGCAGCGCTGCTCTCCGGCAGAGGCACCCACGCCATCGCGGACGACCTGAACCGGCGAGGCATTCCTACCAAGCGAAACGGACGCTGGACGGCCACAACTATTCGCGGGATGCTTTCCAATGAGAAGTATGTCGGCGACTGCCTTTTCCAGAAAACCTACTCGGATTCGCACTTTGTCCGGCACAACAACCACGGCGAGCAGACACAGTACATGGTCAAGGATCATCACGAGGCAATCATCAGCCGAGAGGACTTTGAAGCCGCTCACGCTTTTATTCACCAGCGGGCAACAGAAAAAGGCGTCGTCAAAGGAAGCGACAAATACCAGAATCGCTATACCTTCTCCGGGAATATCATCTGCGGCGAGTGCGGCGATACCTTTAAGCGCCGGATTCACAGCTGCACCGGGTACAAATACGTTGCATGGTGTTGCAATACCCACATCAAGGATAAGAATAAATGCCACATGCTTTTTATGAAAGATGAAGATCTGAAGCAGGCTTTCATCACCATGATGAACAAGCTGATCTATGCTCACAGAATTATTCTAAAGCCATATGTGGACGCATTAAAAAACACATCGTCTGATGACTCACTTCGGCGCATTCAGGAAATACAGACCCTATTAGCGCAAAACACAGAAAAGCGCGAGACGCTGACAAAGCTCATGACACAGGGCATCATTGATCCGATCCTTTTTAACAAGGAAACAAACGAGCTGCTTTCGCAGGCGGACAGTTTCCGGGATGAGATTAATGCCTTAAAGAACGCTGTTTCCGGAGATGTAACAAAGGTCACCGCAGCCACAGCGCTTCTGCATTTTACAGAAAAAGGCGGAATACTTCAGGAATTCGATGATGGCCTGTTTCAAGAATATGTGAACCGCATCATTGTGCGCTCCAGAAATGAAGTGTACTTCGAACTAAAATGCGGTCTTAAACTTCGGGAAAGGATGTGAATACATGGGACATACACCCTACGGCTACAGCATTGAAAACGGCTGCGCCACGATAAATGAGAATGAAGCCGAAAAGATACAAAAGCTCTACGAGAATTACATCTCCGGGATGGCACTGGCCAAGGCTGCTGCCGCTGCTGGCATTGAAACCTACCACGGCACGGCAAAGCGCCTGATGGAAAACAGGCACTACCTCGGAGACGATTTTTACCCGGCTATCATCGATCAGGAAACCTACGATAAAGCTACTGCTATCCGTCTTGAACGCGCCGGGAAACTTGGCAGACTGAACAGGAAAAAGAACACAAAACCTGCAGCGTCTCCGACCGGCTTTCGCATGTTGGCAGCAGAGCAACACTATGAAGATCCGAGGCTGCAGGCAGAATACCTCTACAGCCTCATTGAAAGCGAGGTAAGCTAATGGGAACTGTTATGGTGATTCCGGCCAGACGGCAGGTCGGAAATACGGTAAAACAATCAGATCAGAAAAAGCTCCGTGTTGCAGCCTACTGCCGTGTCAGCACGGATTCCGAAGAACAGGAAACAAGCTACGAGGCTCAGGTCACACACTACACCGAGTACATTCAAAAGAATCCGGAATGGGAGCTTGCGGGCATATTTGCAGACGACGGTATTTCCGGCACCAACACGAAGAAGCGCAATGAATTCAATCGAATGATTGACGAGTGCATGGCCGGGAACATTGACATGGTCATCACCAAGTCCATCAGCCGATTTGCCCGAAATACCCTTGATTGTTTGAAATACATCAGAGAATTGAAAGAAAAGAATATTCCCGTCTTTTTTGAAAAGGAAGCCATCAATACAATGGATGCCAAGGGCGAGGTACTGCTGACAATCATGGCATCCCTCGCCCAGCAGGAAAGCCAAAGTCTTTCACAAAATGTAAAGATGGGACTACAGTATCGCTACCAACAAGGAAAAGTTCAGGTCAATCACAATCGCTTCCTCGGCTACACAAAAGATGACGACGGGCACCTAATCATCGACCCGGAGCAGGCAGAAATCGTAAAGCGCATCTACCGGGAATACCTCGAAGGCTCCAGCATGGATAAGATTGCCGCCGGGCTTATGGCAGATGGCATCCTCACCGGCGCTGGCAAGACAAAATGGCATACCAGCACCATCAACAAGATTCTTCGCAATGAAAAATACATGGGTGACGCACTCTTGCAAAAGACCTACACCACAGACTTCCTAACAAAGAAGCGCATCAAGAATAACGGCACCGTTCCTCAATACTATGTCGAAGGCGACCACGAAGCGATCATTCCGAAGGAGCTCTTCATGCAAGTGCAGGCGGAGCTTGTGCGACGCAGGAAGGTTCACACTGGGCCGAACGGTCAGAAGCGCATCTACTCCGGCAACAACTGCTTTTCCCAAATCGTTGTCTGCGGAGAATGCGGCGAGCTCTACCGACGCGTCCACTGGAATAACCACGGCTGCAAAAGCATCGTCTGGCGATGCATCAGCCGCCTTGAACCCAGCCGCGCCGCCATGAACTGCACCAGCCGGACCGTCAAGGAAGAACTCCTGCAGAAAGTCACAACCAAGGCGTTCAACCAAATACTCAACGACAAGGACGGCTTCATCCGGCAGATGCAGGAGAACATCGCAAAAGCGATAATGGACGCCGACACAATGAGCCCGGACGGTATCCAGGCCAGGCTCGATAAGCTGCAGAAGGAGCTCATCCGAAAGGCCAACAGCAAGCAGGACTACGATGCCATCGCCGATGAAATCTTCCGGCTGCGCGAGCAGAAATCACAGTCCGAGGCAGACACCCGCAGCCGCGAGGAGACCCGGAAGCGCATCGCCGAGCTGCAGGACTTCATCGGTAGTCAGCAATCCGAAATCACCGAATTCGACGAAAGCCTCGTCCGAAAGCTGATCCAGCAGATCACCGTTTACGATGACCACTTCTCTGTGGAATTCAAATCCGGCATCACAATCGATATCGAAGCATAAAACAAGGCTCCCTCGCTACGCTGATGGCAGTGTAGGAGCCTTTGTCACGTTATCTACAGAAAGAATTATTCATCTTTTAAGTGTAGCAGAAATGCTGCATTTACTACCACAAATACTGATCCACAGTTATGCCATAAAGCCCCGGTAACGGGAGTAAGAATGCCGATTGCAGAGAGTACTACCGCTGCCAGATTGATGACGAGAGAAGCAATGATATTTACATGAACCTTCCGCATGACCTTCTGCATCAGGTTGAACAGGTACGGAAGACGTTTAATATCATCGCTGACAAGAACAGCATCAGCCGATTCCACCGCGATATCCGAACCAATACCGCCCATCGCAATTCCCGCGTCAGCACTTGTTAAGGCGAG